AATATTGCAGAATATCAACAAGCATTAGATAAACTAGCATTACTATATAAAGAAGCACCTATGAAAGGAGCAGGAGAAGAACCAGCAGATGGATCAGATATAGGAGATGCAGACACAGGAGGTGGAGACTTTCCTGGCGGAGACGGCGGAGGTGGTGCTGGAGGAGCAGACGACTTAGGAGATGAACCAGCAGCTGAACCAGCAGATTTATCTGACGAACCTGTAGACTTCGAAGCAGGAGAAGAACCAGAAGCATAATGAATATTACAGACAAGCTCTATACTGAATGGGCCTGGAGAACAGAATCAGGTGTTCCGGATATTAATAATCCGATAGATAAGAGAGTACTCGATAAACTAATCTCTGAATTAACCGAAGAGGTTAAACCAGTAACTAAAGATGATATAGTAGCTCTTTTAAGTTCTATTGAAAACGATACCGAAGCATTACAGCATATAAAAAAATACATTTCAAACAGACCTAATCAAAATGGTTTTTTTGAATATATTAAATCAAAAAATATAGATGACAGTACTTTAGAATCTGGAGATGCTGCACAAAGAGTATTTAATGTGCTTTCTAATAATGATCAATTATCTGATTATATGCAGTACGTAAAAGAGCCAATTAATTTTGCACAATTAGGATCTTCTGGTAACTTAGTTTCAGCTTTACAAGATAAATTAACCTCTGATACAGTACAGCTTCTTATTAACATAGGAGGACAAGAAGGAGGAAGAGGAGTAGGAAAAGCAGAAATAGGTTTAGCATCATTAGTAGGAGATGTTAAAATGATGAAAGGCGGTAAAGGAGATTTAGACTGGAACGGAAAATACCTAGAAGTAAAAGGAACAGCAGCAAGATTAGGTAAAAGAGATCATTCTTTTACTGGAGGTGCAAAAATACTAGATACTGTAGAAGAATTAGGATTAGATAAAAGCAGACCTGATAAATTCATGCCAGCTATACAGCAACAAGCACCAGATAAATACAAACAGGCTGTTAAAGATTTAAAAGATTTACTATCTCAAGTTTATGATTCAGGATTAGTAAATAGCTATATTACAGATGAATCTAGTAGCGATTCTAATACATTAAGAATAGCTCTACAAAAAGTATATGCAGCAACATATGCTAAAAGAGAAGGAGTAGATCATTTTATATTTGTAGATACATCTAAAAATTTTGGTAGTTTTATGTCTGTATCACCAGAGCAATTGATAAACTACATAGGAGAGAATCCTAAATCTTTTTCCAATCCAATTAATTTAAATAATGGATTAGCACCCCAAGTATTTACGGGAGGAATAAAATAGTTATGTCAAAAGATATAAAAAAAATAATAGCACAGGAGTATATCAAGTGTGCTAAAGATCCGGCGTACTTTATGAGAAGGTACTGCCATATACAGCACCCTACTAGGGGTAGGATCTTATTTAATTTATACCCATTTCAGGATAAAATTCTTAATTTATTTAAAGACGAACAGTATATTATCACTCTTAAGTCCAGACAGTTAGGTATCTCAACCCTAGCTTCAGCTTACAGTTTATGGTTAATGTTATTCCATAAAGATAAAAACGTATTAGCATTAGCAACCACTCAAGCAACTGCTAGAAACCTAGTAACTAAGGTAATATTCATGTATGACGAATTACCAAAATGGTTAAAATTACCCTCAGTTGAAAAGAATAAATTATCTTTAAGACTTAAAAATGGTTCAAAAATACAAGCTAAATCATCCTCACCAGATGCTGCAAGATCAGAAGCAGTATCACTACTATTAATGGATGAGGCTGCCTTTATTGAGAATGTAGATGAAACATTTACTGCAGCACAACAAACCTTAGCTACCGGTGGACAGTGTATGGCACTATCAACCCCTAACGGTGTTGGTAACTGGTTTCACCAAACATGGGAAAAAGCAGAAACTAGAGAAAATTCATTTTTACCGATAAGATTACCCTGGACAGTTCACCCTGAAAGAGACCAAGTATGGAGAGATCAACAAGATGCAGACCTTGGACCTAGAATGGCAGGTCAGGAATGTGATTGTGATTTCTTAGCCTCTGGTGATACAGTATTTGAACCAGATGATATGTTATTTATTGAAGAAACATATATCAAAGATCCTTTAGAGAGAAGAGGAGTAGATGGTAATTTATGGGTTTGGGAAGGAGTTGATTACAGTAAATCATATATGGTTGTAGCCGATGTTGCAAGAGGTGATTCAACCGATTATTCTGCATTTCATGTATTTGATATAGAACAGTGTGTACAGGTAGCAGAATATAAAGGTAAGATATCTCCTAAAGAATTTGGAAATGTACTAGTAGGAATAGCATCAGAATATAATGACGCATTACTTGTATGTGAAAATGCAAATATTGGTTGGGCTACCATAGAACAGCTAATAGAAAGAGAGTATAAGAACATATACTATAGCTCTACAGCTCAAATGGAATCAGTTGAATCATATATGCATAAGTATGAAAGAGATAAACTTGTCCCTGGATTTACAATGTCGTCTAGAACCAGACCTCTAGTAGTAGCTAAGATGATAGAGTATATGAGAGATAAATCAGTTACCATTCAGTCTAAAAGACTGGTAGGAGAAATGAGGGTGTTTATATGGAAAAACGGTAAAGCTCAAGCACAAGATAGGTATAACGATGATTTAGTTATTTCATGTGCAACAGCTCTATATGTTAGAGATACAGCACTTAGATTGAGACAACAGGGTATGGATTTGGCCAGAGCACAGCTATCATCATTTAGTAATTTAAACGCTCAAAACAAAGCTGTTATGACAAATGTTGGAAATCAGAGAGAAAATCCGTATCTTTATAAGACAGGGCAAGGCGAGGAAGATCTTCGTTGGCTCTTAAAGTAATACTATTTATATATATAAAATTAATTAAATGGCAGATAAATCCGTATTTGGTAGACTAAGAAGACTCTTTTCCAATGACGTTATAGTTAGAAACATAGGAGGAGACCAGTTAAAACTAGCTGATGTTAATCAGATACAGTCTACAGGTAGATACCAGACTAACTCATTAGTAGATAGGTTTAGCAGACTCTATATCTACAATAACAGAAATATATTTAATCCAAACCTTAATTACCAAACATTAAGGATTCAATTATACTCTGACTATGAAGCAATGGATACAGATCCTATTATAGCTTCTGCATTAGATATTATAGCTGATGAAGCTACTATAAAAAACGATCAAAATGAGATTTTAGGTATTAAATCATCTGATGAGAATATTCAAAGAGTACTTTATAATTTATTCTATGACGTATTAAATATAGAGTTTAACTTATGGTCATGGACTAGAAATATGTGTAAGTATGGAGACTTCTTTTTAAAGTTAGAGGTAGCTGAGAAGTTTGGAGTATACAATGTACTACCTTATACAGTTTACCATATGATAAGAGAAGAAGGCACGGATCCTGAAAATCCTGCAGCGGTAAACTTTAGATTAGACCCTGACGGTTTAGCATCATCACAACACCCAAATTACTTACCTAAAAGGAGAGATGAGTCTAAAATAGTAGAGTTTGATAATTATGAGGTAGCTCACTTTAGGTTAATATCAGATACAAACTACTTACCTTACGGTAGATCTTATTTAGAACCTGCAAGAAAAATATTCAAGCAAGTTACATTAATGGAAGATGCGATGTTAATTCACCGTATAATGAGAGCACCCGAGAAGAGAATGTTCTATATAAATGTAGGTAACGTTCCACCTGCAGAAGTAGAGCAGTTTATGCAAAAGACTATTAATGGTATGAAAAAGACTCCTTATATAGGAGAAGATGGACAGTATAATTTACGTTTCAATATGCAGAATATGATGGAGGACTTCTACATGCCTGTAAGAGGAGGAGATACTTCTACTAGAATTGAAACTACAAAAGGATTAGAATACGATGGAACAAAAGATGTAGAGTACTTACAAGCTAAGATGTTTGCAGCTCTTAAAATACCAAAAGCATATTTTGGATTTGAAGGAGATCTACAAGGTAAAGCTACTTTAGCGGCAGAAGATATAAGATTTGCAAGAACAGTAGAACGTATTCAAAAAATAATGGAATCAGAGTTAACTAAAATAGCTCTAGTTCATTTATACACACAAGGATTTACCGGAGAAAGCTTAACTAACTTCGAACTTAAGTTAACTACTCCTTCTATAATCTTCGAACAAGAGAAAGTAGCTCTACTAAAAGAAAAGGTAGATTTAGCTAATCAAATGAAAGATACTAAATTATTCTCTACTGATTATATTTACGAAAACATATTTGATCTATCAGAAGATGCTTATATGGAAATGAGAGAGCTCGTAAAAGAAGATAGTAAGAGACTCTTTAGAATAGCTCAAATAGAAGCAGAAGGTAACGATCCAGCTAAGTCTGGAGTAACATACGGTACCCCTCATGATTTAGCTTCTATGTACGGTAGAAGGTCGACTAACACCCCTAAAGGAGGAGGACCAGATGAGCTACCAACAGGCTATTCAGAAGTAGAGCCTGAAAAAGAACAAGAATGGGGACAACCAGGACCAGAAGGAGGCAGACCAAGAGAGAAAGCCTCTATATACGGTACAAATGACGCTCTAGGAGGACGTGATCCTTTAGGTGTCCATGGTATGCAAGGTGGCTACCCTTCCGATAATGACAATGTAATGGAGAACATTACAACCCAGGCGGTATACCATAAAAACAAAGAAGCATTAAAAAATATTGTATTTAAAAAAGAGACTAAATCAGAGGCGGATCTTCTTAATGAAGACAACATTAAAGATTTAGGAAACTAATACATATTTATATATAGTAAACGTGTATAATGAAGATAAAACATTCAAAATTCCGTAATACAGGTCTAATATTTGAATTGTTAGTAAAACAAATTGCATCAGATACTTTAAATAATAAAGATTCTGCAGCTGTTTCTATTATAAAGGAACATTTTGCTAATAAATCAACTCTTGCAAAAGAGTACAAACTATATGAATTTATAGTTCGTAATAGAAATGTATCACAATCAAAAGCAGAAGCAATAGTTTCGACTATTACCGAAGTATCAAGAAAATTAGATCAGAAAGTACTTAAAAAGCAGAAGTATAATTTAATTTCTGCAATAAAAGAAAACTACGATATTAATGAATTTTTTGGCATTCAAGTCAGAGACTACAAAGCATTAGCATCATTATATTGTTTGCTAGAGGGACAAAATACTGAAACACTTATTAACCCTCAAATGTTAGTTGATAATAAAACTACAATATTAGAGCATTTAACTTCTAAACCTCAAGATGAGAAAGAAGTAAAAGATGCATTAGTTGAAGAGTATTCTAAATACGATAAAGATTTAAAGCTTTTAACGTTTAAGATCTTATTAGAGAAATTTAACGACAAATATAAAGATCTTTTACCAGAACAGAAAAGAATCTTAAAAGAATTTATTACATCGGTTAATTCCGGTACACGTTTACGTAATATAGTTAATAAAGAGTTTGAAGTATTGAGCAGCTTAGTTAACGAACTAGCAGCTAATGTCGATAACCAGGTTGTTAAAATTAAATTAGATGAAATCTCTAAGGCTATAATGCCTGTTTCTAACAAGGAAAGAATAGATGACAATCATTTAGTTAAGTTAATGCAATACTATGAACTAGTTAACGAGCTTAAGAAGCTATGACAAGATCAAATCTTGTTAAATTAATTAGAGAGGTAATGCAAGAATTGGACGAAGCCAACGTAACTGGTGGGTCCGCAACGTTTACTCCTGGAACTGGAGCACAATATGCTACACCAAAAGCATTTGGCAAAGGTAAAAGGGCAAAAAAGACATTAACAAAAATAGGCTGGAAACAGCAACAACGACCTAAAAGGCCGTCAAATACTAAAATGTTTGATTACTTATGAAAGCAGTAAAAGTAACAGAAAATTATAAAGCCGTACTAGAAGGTAGGCTTGCTAAAGGAGAATTTGTTCGCCAGATGAGATTACAATTTCCTAATATTGTAACTAAGTTTAACGGATATGATGATACAGTTCAAATTCTTAAAAATAAACAAATGATCTTTGATGCTCCTATTAATGAAGCATTTGAAAATGTCAAAGTATATGATGATAGACCAGCATTAACTTATTCACTTGATGCACTTGAAAGAGGTGTTCAATATGAACTTCAAGCAGCAGGAGTATTAACTCATGATAAGTTTAATATAAAAGCTGAAGAATTAACGACTGCTACTAAAAAAGCAAAAGATAATTTAGAAAAAGATTCTAACCACTACCTAAACTTACTCTCAGGAGAATCTAATAAAGTAGACAAACATGATAGAGAAGAGGAAACTAAAAGAGGAGAAGGTAAAGTAGACGTATTTAACGGTATGAAAAAGGCTGACTTAAAAGAAGCTAGAGTAATGTTGAAAGAAGGTAAGCTTGATGATCTAGCAGCTAAATTAGGAGTTGATGTTAGTAAACTAAAAGCTGCAGCAGACAAGATCAGAGACATGGAAAGAACTTCAGCTGAAAAAGACGCTAAAAAATTAGCAGAAGTTGAAAAAGCATTAACCGATGAGGTTGTTGAAGAAGCACCAGAAATGTCTATAGAAGAAAAAAAATTAGCAATCGGGGCAGTAATTGATATAATTAGAAGTAAATACCCAGATTTATCTCAAAGTATAGCTCTTGATTTTATTAAGACTCATTATAACGATTTAATAAACGGTGTAGATCCTATAGCTGAATTTGAAGAGTATGTATCAGTTAATACTGATTATGTGCATGAAAAGAAAGTAAAAGAAGATTTTGCTCCTTCTCCTAACTCTGATATACCTGATGCTAATGCTGAAGATTTTGATGTTGCTACAGCATTTAAGAAAGCAAGAGTAGATATGAGTAAACCTGTTATGGTTTTACATTCATACGGTTCAGCAGCTTTTGGAGGAAAAGATGAAGATGAAATGAGTGCTGAAGCTGCAATCAAAAAATTAGAATCTGAAAGACAGCAAAACCAAAAAAACTTTACCGACGATGGTGAAGAAGTTCCTTCAGATATTCATGGATATGAATTTGAAAATTATTCAGTATTAGAAGAAGAAATGCCTGAAGGACATGAATATAAATTATCATACTTCTTAGATGGAGATGAAACATTTTCTATAACACAAGAAAAATCTGGAGTATCTGAAAAGAAAGGTAAAGATCATGACGGAGATGGAGACATCGATGGAGATGATTATATGGCTGCTAAAGATAAAGCTATCAAAAAAGCGATAGGTAAAGACGAAGGCTATGCAATGAAAAGAATGCAACGAGCTCATACTCAAGACAGATTAGCTGGTAAAAAATCTACTTATGATATAGCTAAAGAAAAACAAGCAGAGTTTAAAAAGAGAGCAGAAAAAGAAAAGCAACTTAAAGAAGCTATTAAAAGTATAATTAAGAAAACTTTAGATGATCAAACATTAAATGAAGCTGCTACTAACGGATTAGCTGCTTTATCAGATCAGTATGATGAACTAAAAGGATTTAAGACAGCGGTAATAGATTTACAGAACCTTGTTACTGAGATTGAGTCATTTAATGATAGAATGAAGGATAAAATACAAGGTGTTTTTAATAAAACAGGAGATATCGAAAACGAAGATGGATTAAAAGTAGGAGCATTTTTAGCACCAACTATTATGAGTGCATTTAAAAAAGATATGGGACCTGTAATGAAAGGTGGTTATATGAAAAATATAGAGTTACCTAAAACTTCTATATTTAAACCACAAGAACCAGCAG